ATTTCAGATGAAAAGTTAAAAACAGACATATCAACAATAACATCTGCTGTTAATAAAGTTGACCAATTAAGAGGAGTTTCATTTAAGTGGCTAAAAGGTAAAAGGTCAGGATCATTAGACATCGGTGTAGTAGCACAAGAAGTAGAATCAGTATTTCCTGAACTAGTGCAAGATAAAGCGATGCCGCTATGGGAAACTAAAGATGCAAGCGTATCAGGATCTTATAAGACTGTTGATTATGAAAAATTAACTGCTGTATTAATTGAAAGTGTAAAAGAACTAACCAACGAAGTTAAATTTTTAAGAGCCTCAATAACTGGTAGCGGAGATCTAAATCAGTTAAAGGCAACGATATCGGGAAGTAATTTTGGGTAAATTTAGAGTAGTTAAACAATTATATCCTGCACCCTCTTCTTCATCAGATCCAACATGGGCAATGAGAGATGTTTTTGTGGCAAAGCTATCCGGATCATCTGATCAACTATGGGAATTTGACAAAGAAGAAGACGCATATATGAAAATGTATAATTTATCTGGGTCTGATAGCACAAGACGAAGATATAAAGTAGTAGAACTTTAATAAAAAGGAAAATAAAATGGAATTTATAGTATGGAATATGAACAGAAAAACATCAAGTGGTTCATTACAAGATGTAGTAACTCTTATAGAATACGGATTTAGAGATAGCGGATCTGGTGTAGGTTCTGATTCTGGAAGTACTTATTGGGGAATGTCAAGGGATGTAGTGTATCTACAACCTGCAGAGTCATCTGGATTTACATCTTTTAATTCAATAACAAAAGAGCAAGTAGAACTATGGGCAGGAAATGCTTATGTAACACAGTCTTCTCCTACAGGTGCACTGACAGCGTCTTTATGGAATGAGCACACTGCAAGCTTAAAGACAGGTATCAGCCAGAGTATTGCTCAGCAGCAGATACCACAAGAAAAAAATGGACTTCCGTGGTAAAAAAACTGACTTTTTGCAATTTTGTTAAATATATATTAATGAACTTGTTATAAAAATAAATCAATCAAAATTATCTAAGGAGTTATACAATGGCTGATGAAATTAAATTCACTGAAGATGAGTTAAAATCTCTTCAAGAAGTTCAAACAGGGTACAATGATATTCAAGTAAAGATGGGTGGTTTGAAAATGCAACAAATTGCGCATGATAGAAACGCTGACCGTCTTGCTGAATTAGAAGAATCTCTAATGACTGAACTTCAAGAATTAAACGATAAAGAGACTGGTACTGCTCAAGAATTAAATGAGAAGTACGGTCCGGGATCACTAAATCCTGAAACAGGAGTGTTTACACCACAACCACAACCTGAAGAAGCTCCAGTAGAAGAAGCTTAACTTAGTATATATCAGCGAAAATAACATTTTCGCTATTTTAGTGTATATTTATTTTTAAATCTATACACTGTTAACACTTAACTGGAGAAATTCAATGGCAGAGAGAATCGTCTCACCAGGCGTATTTACTCGTGAAAAAGACCTGTCATTTCTTCCTCAAGGAATAGCTGATATTGGAGCTGCATTAATAGGACCTACAAAAAGAGGTCCTGCTTTTGTACCAACACAAATAAGCAATTTCCAAGAATTTGAAGAAATGTTTGGATCACAAGACGAACGTTTTTACGTCCCATTAACTGCTAAAGAGTATCTAAGAAGTGCAGGAACTGTAACAATTGTAAGAGTATTAGGTATTGGTGGCTATTCGGCTAATGTTGTTCAAATCGGCGTTGAATTAAGCGGAGGAACAGACCATAAGCTAGGATTAATATTAGCACCAAACAACTTAGTACAAGCGCAAGCGACACCATTGGTTAATACAACAATAAACGGTACAGCTGCTGCGTGGAATATTATTACAGGGAGCTATGCTACCTCTGCTTCTTTTGATGCTTCAAGCAATAAGTACTATAAAGATGTATTTAGTGAAAGTCCAATATCTAGAAAAGCTGCTGGATCGGACTCACCTTTCTACATATACAAACAATATCCAACATATTTAGCAACACTAAGCGCTACAGAATTAACTGGTTCTGTTACTGCTTCTAACACAACTCTAAATCTTCTTAAAGATTATACACGTGCTACATCACCTTTTATTACTAGTCAAAAGCAAGGTGGCGTTGTAAATAATCTTTTTAAAGTCTCTTTACGACATGATGGTGAAACTGAAACGAATAAAGAACTTAAAGTTGGTATCTTAAATGTAAAAGATGCAAGTCAAGTAGCAGGATCTGATTATGGGTCGTTTAGTTTGCAAGTTAGAAAAATAGATCAACAAACATATTCTGCGACTGATGATGAAGTTGTAGAACAATTTGACAATCTTAATCTTGATCCAAGATCTACAAACTTTGTTTGCAGAAGAATTGGAACTAGATGGCAGTCAGTTGATTCAGATGGAAAAGTTGTCATGCATGGAGATGCAGAATGGCCAAACTTATCCAAATATATTTTTATAACAGGAAGTGCAGACATAAATGAAGGATCGCTAGCAAAGACCTTAGTTCCCTATGGTCACGCTGCTGCGCTTTTTCCAATGACATGCTCAATTAAAAACGCAGATGCTTCAGCAAAACATTTTCCTGAAAATACGTTTACAACAACACAGGTAAGTGCAACAACAAATCAATTCGATAGCAGTATTTTCTACGGATTTGATTTTTCAAAAGAAGATAACAGAAGTTTCTTAATGCCTTTGGCATCAGATGCAGCTGCATATCATAACCCATCATTTAGTTTAGATGACATGGTTGGATCTGCAAAAGCTACATCAGGAAACTTTGGTGGTGCTTCCACATTCTCAGATGGAACTGAAGCTATAACACTAGCACTATCTGCCGTAGGACAGAGAAAATTCTTTGTACCATTACAAGGCGGATTTGATGGAGTTGATCCATCTATAAAGAAGAATACAGGTAAAAGTATTACCGCAACAAACCAACAAGGTTTTGATTGTTCTTCAGCGACAGCTAGTGGATCAGTTGCATATGAGAGAGCTATTAAGTCTGTAAGTAATCAGGATGAATTTGATATTAATTTATTATCTACTCCTGGATTAATTTACACATTGCATCCAAATCCTGTAAACATAGCATCACAAATGGTTCAAGATAGAGGTGATACATTTTACATCTTTGATGCATCTGCATGGGGTGATACAATCACAACAACAACAAATGCAGTTAGCTCACTTGACACAAACTACGCAGCAACTTATTATCCGTGGATTAAGATGTTAGATGACACTGTCAATCTACCTGTCTGGGTTCCACCATCAGTCGTAATGCCTGGTGTATTTGCACAAAATGATAGAGTTGCACATGAGTGGTTTGCACCTGCTGGTCTTAACCGTGGTGGTTTAAGAGGTGTGCTGGAAGCAAAAACACGACTAACACATGCAGAAAGAGATCTACTTTATGAAAATAGAGTTAATCCGATTGCAAGTTTTCCTGGTCAAGGTGTTGTAGCTTTTGGACAAAAAACACTTCAAGCTAAGCCATCAGCATTGGATAGGATTAATGTACGAAGACTATTAATTAGATTAAAGAAATTCATCGCTAGTTCTTCTAGGTACTTGTTGTTTGAAAATAACACAGTAGCGACAAGAGCAAGATTCTTGAATATCGTTAATCCGTTCTTAGACTCAGTGCAATCTAATCAAGGTTTGACTGCTTATAGAGTTGTAATGGATGATTCTAACAATACACCTGATGTTATTGATAGAAATCAATTAGTTGGACAGATATTTATACAACCTGCAAGGGCTGTAGAATTTATCGTATTGGACTTCGTAGTTCAACCAACAGGAGCAACTTTTAACTAAAAAGTTAAATTAACCTCAATTAAAAGCCCAGACTAATCATCTGGGCTTTTTCTTTTATGCTATTTTTCCTAAGTGTGTGATATTTATTACTGATTATGTTAGAATAAACTTTTAATGGAGAAATAGAATGCCACAGCTGATAGATCCAACAGATATAATGTTCACTCAATTTGAACCAAAAGTTCAAAATAGGTTCATTATGTATATAGAAGGAATCCCTGCTTACACAATTAAAACAGCAGCACGTCCTACAATATCTTTTGAGGACATTACTCTTGACCATATTAACACAAAAAGATATGTTAAAGGTAAAGGGGAATGGCAGTCGCTATCAATAACACTTTATGATCCAGTTGTACCTTCAGCCGCACAGGCAGTTATGGAATGGGTAAGACTTGGGCATGAATCAGTAACAGGACGTGACGGATACTCAGATTTTTATAAGAAAAATATTACTTTCAATGTTTTAGGTCCAGTAGGTGACATAGTTGAAGAATGGCAACTAGTAGGCACTTACATTTCAGAGGCTAACTTTGGAACACTCGACTGGGCATCAAATGATCCAGTTGATATTGAACTGACTTTAAGATACGATTACGCAATACTACAGTTCTAAAAATTAACACAAAGCTAAATTAAGAGTTGTGGCATTCTTTTAATAAAGCTAAAATAGATAGTTATGTAACATGAAACTAGATTAAGGAGTTATAATGTCTACAAAGAAACAACAGAGTAGGTTTCCTACTGAGATTGTCGACTTACCAAGTAAGGGTTTACTTTACCCAGAAAGCCATCCATTAAGTGAGGGCAAAATTGAAGTAAAGTATATGACTGCAAAAGAAGAAGATATACTCACATCAGTTGGACTAATTGAAAAAGGTTTAGTAATAGATGAACTTTTAAAATCACTAGTTCAGACAAAGTTTGATTTTGGTGACATCACGATAGGCGATAAAAATGCTATCATGTTGACAGCAAGAATATTAGGCTATGGAAAAGAATATGTGTGTGATGTAACTTGTCCTAATTGTGGCGCAAAAGAAGAAACAACTTTTGATCTTACGACATTCAAATACAAAGAGATTGATGAGAAATTATACGGAGCAGACAATAAGTTTATGTTTAAGCTTCCAAATTCTGGAAGAGAGATAGAGTATAAAATCTTAACACAATCAGATGAAAAAGCAATTGATTCAGAGCTTGATGGTATTAAAAAAGCTGGAATAGCTATAACACCAGAAATTACAACAAGACTAAGATATCAGATCTTATCAGTTGATGGTGAGGCAAACAAAGAAAAGATTAATAATTTTATTAATAACGAATTCTTTGCGCTAGACTCAAAAGCTTTTAGAGACAATTACGTTAAGATGATGCCAGATGTCGACTTTGAGTCAGGCTATCTTTGTAATGAGTGTACTTGGACAGGAAAAGTATCCCTGCCCATTTCAACAAATTTCTTCTGGCCTTCCCGGTAGATCCCGAATACAGGCCGATAGTACATAAGCAGATATTTGAGCTATCGTACTACAGCGAAGGCGCATTCACATTCGGGGATCTTTACGAGATGCCGATATATCTTAGAAAATTCTATATGAACCAGTTAGTCGATGCCAAGAAAGCAGAGAACGAGCAGGTCAAGAAAGCAAGTAAAGGCTCAAGATAATCTAAATACTCGATAATTATATGTGTAAGCTTATACACAAATTTAAGGAGTTTTCGCATGAAGAAAATCAAGATAACTGAATTTACATCTGGAGATGCTGTTAAAGCTCTAATTGGTGCATTCATATTTAATAAAGTAACTGGCAAAGAAGCACAAGCAAAAAAGATAAAACAATC